CCTCGGTCTTGAGTCGCGCATCCTTGTGGAGACAGCCGGCAACGAGGATCTGGGTGCGTCGTTCACCCTTCACTTCGTCCACCTCTCTGAGTTTGCACGGTACGAGAAAGTCGTCGATGTCAAGGCGATGATGACTTCGCTGAACCAAGCCATTCCCAACTTGCCAGGGACAGCCAAGATCATCGAGACGACCGCGCAGGGCGAAGGCTACTTCAAAGACATGTGGGATGAGGAGGACAACGGCTATGAGAAGATTTTCATTTCGTGGATCGCTGACGATGCTTACCGTTTGGAGACGGACCCGAGGAAGTATCCGGAACTTTCTGACGTGGAAGACACGATCTTTGGAAACGAGGTTCTGGAGGCTGACAACATCCGTAAGCAGGTGCTCTACTGGTATCCCGAGTGGAAGCTGGAGACACTGGAGAACGCGAAGAAGGTCGAACACGAAACCATGTGCCGCATCTCGTGGCGTCGATGGGCGATCAAAGAGCTGTGCGAGAACGACAAGATCAAATTCCGCCAGGAGTATCCGACGACGCCCGAGGATGCCTTCGCGGTAAGCGGGACTGGGGTCTTCGATCAGCGCCAGTTGTCAGATACGAAGAGGCAATTAAAGCAAGCCATCGCTGAGAAGATCCTGGTCCCGCGAAACTATCGGTACTCCACGAAGTGCAGCGACAACCGGACATCGAACCGGACATGGTGGAAGCGTGCGTTCTACGAGGCGCCCTACGGTGCTCTCACTGTCTACGAAGATCCCATCCCCGGCGCCAAGTACGTGATCGGTGCCGATCCCTCAGACGGCCTACTCGAAGGCGGGGACAACTCCGCGGCCTGTGTGCTGAAGTGCGGGTCCGAGTTGAAGCAGGTTGCAATGTGGGCCAAGCCAATCGAACCGGACGAATTCGCGGACTTGCTGTACGCCCTCGGGATGCTGTTCAACAAGGCACTGCTCGGGGTCGAAGTCGAGAACATGGGCCGCGCCACGCTGCTCCGACTGGCGAAGGATCTGTTCTACCCGAACCTCTTCTTCCGAAAGTTGCAGGACGAGCTGAGCGAGAAACGTCAGACGAAGTTCGGCTGGTACACGACTGAAGTCACCAAGCCCATCATGGTCTCCGGCGGTCAGGCGGCGATCCGTGACCAAGACATTCACTTCCGAGACATCCCGACGATCGAAGAGTTTGCTGCGTACAAGAAGAAAGACGACGGCAGCTATGGGGCGCCAAAGGGCAAGAAGGATGACCGGGTGACTTCTACGTTGATCGCGATCCAGATGGCGAAGCAGATTCACATCAACATAGCGCGCAATACAATCACACCTCCACGCAATTCTCCTGAAGGAATCGTCCGGCGTCTTGCGCAACTTGCTGGTAACAATGGTGCTATCGGCTATTCTGACTTCGGAAAGTAAATACCCCTTATAAACTACTTATCGCATGGTACGATATTCACCGGGAGAAACTGAATGCCGGCTGAATTCATGCGCGAAGCGAAGACAGGCGACGACGTTTACGAACTCTGGGGTCAGCGCATTGATGGCGCTCTCCGCTGGCGCCAAAACCACTGGAACGGCGACAAGGCGTGGAAGCGCGCCTACCGCATGTTCCGGGGCGACCACTGGCGCGTTATGATGTCCGACCAGGACGACCCGTCCAGTGACGCGGTGCGCGATCGAATCACTGTCAATCTCACCGGCTCAACAATTCTCTCATTCCTCCCGTTCCTGGTTCGCAAGAATCCGGAATTCCTTGTGACGGCGCGCCGGCCCAAATTCCTTGTGGCCGCGGCAATCCAGCGCGCCATCCTCAACTACGAGTGGCAGCAACGCAAGATGCAGAAGCAAATCAAGCGGGCTGCGGCTGACATGGCGATCGTGGGTCACGGCATCGTCAAGACCGGCTTCATCCTCGATGTCAACGAGGACGCCGCGAAGAACCCGAACCTAGACGGAAAGATTTCCTACGAGTCCTACGTCGTCAAAGAAGCTCCGTACATCAAGCGCGTCTCTCCCTTCATGTTCCTGTTTGATCCGGAAGCACCCGAGCACGACCTGGAATCCGCTCGTTGGTGCGCGGAGCTGTTCTTCAAGCCTTTGCAAGATGTCCTGGCGAACAAGCAATACGACAAGGGCGTGCTGGCTTCCATCAAGGACAAGATCGAGACACCGAAGACGGTGCAGTCTTACTTGGCCGAGGGGACTAGCGGCGGGGAGCAGCTCTTCAAGAAAGACGAACTGGAGCAGGGAGACTTAGAGCGCGTTGTCCTGGCCGAAGTCTGGGACAAGAAGCACATGAAGTATTACGTGTTCGCGGTCGGCGTGTGTAAGCCGCTGGTCGAACGTGCGTGGCCTTATCCGTACCTGAACCAGTTCCCTTACGTTATGACGCCGTTCATCCCGATCCCTGACGAGCACTACGCACTCGGCATTCCGCGCTGGATCGAGGATCAACAGTTCGAGCTGAATCGGGTCCGCACAAGCATGTTCGAGCATCGCCGGCGATTCAATCGGAAGTACCTAGCGCTCGAAGGCGCGGTCGATGAAGCCGAGATGAACAAGCTGGAGGCCGGCCCTGACGGAACCATCGTTGTTGTTCGTGACATCAACGGGGTCAAGGCACTCGAAGAGGCGCGGCTACAGAGTGACCAGATGCAGACCGAGGCCGTCATTAAGCAGGACGTGCGGGAGATCACTGGCGCTGACGAGCTGTTGCGCGGCGGGGGACTGCCTTCAAGGACGACAGCCACAGAAGTCAATGCCCGCACGAACCTTGTTAGCTTGAAGCTGGAAGATCGGATCGATCAGGTAGACGACTTCGTAAAAGAGATTTGCTATCAACTGATCCAGCACATCAAGGCCAACTACGTCACGACCAAGGTGATGAAAGTCGCGGGACCACAATCGACCTACTGGGTTGAGTTTGCCCGAGACGACATACAGGGCGACTTCGACGTGGACATCGAGACAACCTCCGCGGACAAGGTAGACCCGGCCACGCAGCGGCAGCAAGCCCTTCAGATCCTTCAGATCATCGTACAGAATCTGGAGATCCTACAGCAATCGGGCCTACAGATGAACATCTCCGAGCTGTTCCGGTACGTGTTCGATACCTTCGGAGTGAAGGACGTGGCGCGGATCTTCCCACAGTTCGCAGTGCCCGCCGAGCCCATCAACGAGCCAGACGGGGCGCCGTCCAGCGGGAACGCCGTAGGCACCGAAGTTCCTGCGAGCAGTCTGCTTCCTGGCAACATGGCTACTTCGCCGGGTCAGGTAAGTGCGGCACAGTTCGGACAGATCATGGGAGGGACCAGTGGAGGACTTGGAGTATGACCGTAGACTTTCTCATGACGTGTTTGCTGACGATTGTTCTTTTAGTTGGCTACTCGATAGGCCGCGTAGACGCGTTTCAGAAACTGCCTTGGACGTTCAGAAATCGACGGAGGATGCAATAACCATGCCGATCTTCGAGTACCAATGCCCCGCGCACGGAGTCTTTGAAGTCCTGGTTAAGTCATGGCGCGATAAAAAAGGTAAAGTACGGTGCGATAACTGTAGTAATCTATGCGTGACTGTTCCGTCTCTTACGACGATGTTCCCCGACGATTCTTGGCACACGGGGGTTCACGTCGCGGCGATGGACAAGACGTTCAACAGCAGATCGCAGGCGAAGCAGTTCATGAAGGAATCCGGAATTGCTCGGGTCGAAGAAGGGATGAAGGTGGGCAAGAAGAACGCCGGGGCGGAAGTAAAGCGGCGGCTGCACATTGAGAAGCACCTGGAAGGATACGCGGTCTAATGTCGAGCGAGCTGAGAGATAAGAACGTATCACCTGAGAAGCACGCAGCGCGCAAGGGCTGCATTGAGACTTTGATGGAGCAGGGCCTGAGTGCCGAAGAAGCACAGGCACGATGCTTCAGAGACGTACGGAAGGACTGGTCGGGTGGCTACTCAGAGATCGCAAAGCAGCACGCGCTACATACGCGAGAAGCTAGATTCCAAGACAGCGTGCTCGGAAGACTATTTTCGGCGCTAGGAGGGAACAACAGATGAGCCAAGCACTAGACGCACGGATGAAGGCATTGAAGTCGTTTGACGTGGAACCGTCTGGTACAGGGAAGATGGACACAAGCACCGGGTGCGTGGAAAAGTTGATGGCCGCGGGTCGTACTCGAACTGAGGCAGAGGAAGTCTGTGGCGCACACAAGAAAAACGTGGCCGAAGGCAAGTACCGAGACAGTCTGTTAGGAAAAATCATGTCCTCAAGGGGCAAGTAAAACAGGAGACAGATGGCAACTTTCAACATTGCAGACCTTGTTCCGAACTTTGACTTAGGGATGAACGAGGAAGGGGAACTCAACTTCAACGAGTCGAACACTCCCCCGGCAGATGGAGAAGTAACCACCGACAAGAAGCCGGCTACGTCCGAACTGACGGACGCTAAGGCGGACGTTAAGACGGGAACACCCGAGACTAGCTCGGACAAGGGACCGTCAGTTCCAGCCGGCGAAAAAGTAGATTGGGAGAAGCGTTACAAAGACCTGCAATCGGATCACACGCGTAAGTCGCAGGCGCTCTCAGAAGTTCAGGAGTTGAAGGGGCAAGTACAGGCCCTTAAGGATCTTGTTGCAGGGAAGCAAACACCCTCCGCGGAACAAACCGACGAGGACTTGCTTGATGCCCTCGCAGATCGCGAGCGCGCTCCGGGTGTTCTAAAGGATCTCATTCAGAAAGGTATCTCTGAGGCGATGTCCCAAACACCGGAGGCGAAAATTCAGCGGGAGTTTGATGAGACGGCAGCGAAGTTCCCTGATTTCAAGGAACAAGTGCCGACCATCGCACAACTGAGCAGAGAGTTGTCTGGGCAAGGCGTTAGTTTGAGTTTCGAGCAACTTTACGCTTTATCGAAGTTGGTCCCGAAAGACGCCGGTACTACCCAACCCAAGACAGAGGCTACTGCCAGTAAACCGCAAGCGGACGGCATGAGTGTGGACGACGCTGCAAAACTCAAGGCGAAAGCTGCGAGTCTTTCAACCGAGTCTGGTGTCGCCGCCAATCCAGAAACAAAGACGCGGATTAGCAGCGTCAAGGCCGCACTTAACGCGGCACTGGAAGAACTTGGGTATTAAGCAGTTGTTCGGTATCAAAAAATTTTTGCTCTGTCAAGTTAGTAAGCACTTACTGACATGAGCATAGGAGGGCATCATGGCCCCTGCAAATGCAAGTTTTGACGCCCTGGTTACTACCACTCTGAAGAACTACCGGAAGGTGTTGTCTGACAACATCACCGGCCATCAGGCGTTGTGGTACCAGATGAAGGCGAAAGGTTTTATTCGTGAAGATGAAGGCGGGACTTCTATCGTTGAGCCGTTGTTGACTGGCACCAACAGCACCGTTCGCAGTTTTAGCGGTTACGACATCATCGACACGACCCCACAAGAAGGAATCTCTGCGGCTGAATTCTCCTGGAAACAGATCGCTGGTTCCGTATCAATCTCGGGTGAAGAGGAATTCAAGAACAGCGGATCGAAGACCAAGATCCTGTCACTGCTCGAAGCCAAGCTGACTCAGTTGGAAGAGTCGATGAAGTTGGTTCTGAACGAGCAGTTGTTCGGAGACGGCACGGCCAACAGCGGAAAGGACCTTACGGGTCTGGCGCTGGCTGTTGAAGAGGGGACCGCCTGGAGCACTTACGGCGGGATCGACTCTTCACTGGCTGCAAACGCCTTCTGGCGCAATCAGTGGCTCGGCACCGTGGGCAGCTTCGCAGCTAACGGATTGGATACGTGGAGAACGTTGTTCAACAGCGCCTCGCGGTCTTCGTCCAAGCCTACGCTTATCGTGACGACTCAGGCTGTCTTCGAAGCATACGAGAAGTCCCTGACTGTCAACGAGCGATTCACAGACATGAAGCTGGGAGATGCCGGGTTCCAGAACCTGCTTTACAAAGCAACTCCTATCGTCTTTGACGAGGACGCGCAGTCTGGATACACCTACTTCCTGAACGCGGATTTCCTCCGCTTCGTGATCGGTAAAGGACGGAACTTTGTCAACACCCCGTTCCAGAAGCCTGAGAACCAGGAAGCAAAAGTCAGCCAAGTGATTCTGTACGGCAACCTGACCTGCAACAACAGGGCACGGCAAGCTGTGGCAACCGGCATTACAACGCCATGATCCTAAAGGACTTAACGGTCTGTAAGGATTGCGGTAAAGGCAAAAAGATTTATGCGCTCGGCCAGTGTGAGTATTGCTACAAGAAAGCATTGGCCAAACGCAATCCCAAGTTCGCTGCCAAAACCAAGGCCATGCGAAAAAGGATTGATAGACGCGCAAACATTCGAAGGTACGGAATTAGTCCTGAAGAATTCGATTTGATGGTGCAGATCCAAGACGGACTTTGTGCCATTTGTCGGAGGCCGGAAAGAGTGGAACGGTTAACGCGATTGAGCGTAGATCACGACCACAAAACAGGGAAAGTTCGTGGGTTGCTTTGTCAGCCCTGCAACCGCGCCCTCGGCCACTTTCAAGATTCGATTCTGGTGCTGGAGAATGCGATTCAGTATCTGAAGTGTAGTTAAAAAATTTCATGGAGGCTATTAACATGGCTAACTATGTTGCACCAAAAGTCCTCGGCGTTGACCCTGATTCAGTTCAGACATCGGCTGAGGGAGCCCGTCATAATCTCGGGCTTGAATTGACGTTTGACGATGGCACAACTCGCCGGTACATCCGCGCAGGTGCCGCCATCGCGCAGTACGACGCATTGCATCGTGACTACGCCGAAGGTGCTTACGACCTTCATCCCACTTCTGCTGTTGCGCAGCCTGTTATTGCTGTGGCTCCCAACGCCATTGCGGATAACGGGTTTGGATGGGTGATTGTCAAAGGTCCCGCCACGGTGAAGGTCGAGGATGGCGTTGTTGCGGGTGAGTTTGTTGTAACGACCGCTGTGGCCGGGGAACTGGACACGCGTATTGAAGCAACTACGACTGATCCGACTTCGACCCAGATGCTGGCCCTGGGTGCTTCCTTCGCGGGAACTGCTCCCCAAGTCATCGCGATCACCACGGAGTCTACGCAGGATTTGGCTCTAGTAGTTCTGCGGTAAGTAGGACGGGGATAGTGGGACGTTGAACCAGTCCGGCCTATCCCCGATATTTCACTCAAAGGTGAACACATGGCAAACACGCCAATCGTTGAAGTACCGAAGGCCCCTAAGAAGCAGTTCATTACCTACGGAAAGCAGATTGACAAGTACAACGTCAAGAGATCCCGCAACGAGCTGACCCCCGCGGTTTGCAAAGTCTGCGGCTTCGATCTTGGAGCGCACAACAAACTCGGCCCTTACGCCGAGATGGACGCTGAAACCCAAGCGACTGTTCGTAAGGCGATTGAACGACACATTTCTGAATTTCATAACAGGGCCGACGCCTTGATCGTGGATGAGGATCAGATGCCGAAGTCGTACCTCGGCGGAAAGTCGATGAAGACTCTGTAAGACATTTCACACAGGAGTAATCACATGGCAGCAGGAACTGTTACATACGACAAGAAAGCGTCCGGATCGGGCGAAGCACAGCACGTAGTCAAGGTCGGTATCCTCGGCGGAACCGCACCGACCGACCAGATGGGCGTGATCGAAGTCCGGATCAACAAGGACGTGTACGACCAGCTTCACGCGGATCAGCAGGCAGCTATCGCTGCTCTGACGATCACCAACATTCTCGCAGTCAGCTACAACTAAGCATCAGGGGACCGGGCGTCCCTA